TCATTGTATTTACCTTCTTACGTGGCTGTGCTGACGAGCAACACGTCAACGAACTCAAAGCAAAAGAAAACCTTTATGTCCGCGTTCAGGTTGAGGGGGTGAAGTGATGGAAATACTAACTTTACGCGATCAATTTGCAATCGCAGCTATGCAAGGTGAGTTGGCGGCTCAAGGTGAAGATTTCTCTTGGGCAAATGAAGAAGCTCTAGCTGCTCGTGCATATGAAGTAGCAGATGCAATGCTTGCTGAGCGCTCGAAACATGTCGATTCGCACAAGGAGCCCTCTCATGGATAACTACAAAATCAAAGTTAAAGATGAAGCGGCGAGCAAAGAGGCTCAGGAGTTGTTTTTTGAGTTGGGCTACAAAAAAGAATGTTTTGTTCCTGCTGGTTATCCAAGATGGATTGCAACAACAGATAGTGGAGAGGATTACTGGTACAGCACAGGATTTGATTCAGTTTCACTATTAGAAGGATTTAAAGAACTCACCCTTCCCCAACTCCGTGACCTTGTTGCACAAAGCAAGTTAAAAGCCCAAGGCTTGATTAGCGGGGCTGAGGCAATGATTGCTGCACTTGACGACCAAGAAGTTGAATACAGATGGGTGGATGGTAGCTGCAATTGGCGTCCTTTTAATGATGAGGACTGGTCAGTAGAAGACTTAAAGTCTGGAACATATAGCTTCCGCCTCAAACCGCAAACCATCAAGCTTGAGTTGGAGCTGCCGAAGCCTTTTGAGCCAGAAGAAGATTGTCATGTTTACATCTTAGATGATGGAAAAACAGATGGATACCGTCGTTATTTCTATGAAGTTCATGGCGATAAAGGAAATGAATTTATTGGTATTTGGAAAACTGAGGACGAGATCAAGCAAGTTGTAGAGCAACTCAGAAAGATACGAGGTACTAACTCATGAATATGTTCGCTAAACCTGAGTTGCTCTGCCCTAGCTTTCCTTACTTGGATTTGTCTAGTGACATTCAAGTAGAAGGCGAAACGGTTTATTTCGACCTTACTTGGGGTTGCAATGTCCTTAATTGCCAGATCAAAGCTGAATCATCTTTTGATACTCGTGAAGTAAATGACCAGTTCAGTGAATGTGCTCGTGATCAGCAATATGAAGTGCTTTCAGTAGACACAAGAACTCATGCAGTAGTCGTAGATAAAGACGGCATAGAGTCACCTACAGGACTACGTTTCAAGCTCACAGAAGCACAAGTAAACAGCTTAAACGAGCAGCTTAAATACTACGCCGAAGAGTTGGCTGATGAAGAGTTGAGAGGTGGGTGATGGAGACTAAATACGATTGGTCGGATGCACCCGAAGAAGTTCAATTCATTGCGCAAGATTCAAATGGTGACATTTTTGGATTTGATGTTCCGCCTGTGCCAATGACTTACGGGAAGTGGCTTCCAGCAAATGAGTACCTTCACTTCTTTGGCAATAAACCACGAAAAACAATTTCAGATTGGGGATTGTCATTAGAACAACGCCCAGTAGAAAAGAATTAGGAGAAGATTATGAATGCGCCAGTAAATACACAAGTTAATGAATTACAAGTATTAGAACACAACGTAATTGTAGCGGCTTTCGCTAAACGTGGCGGTACAGATGAATTGTATGAGCGCATTGCTCAAGAAGTTTGTTCTCATGTGCCAGATGTAAGCACTAAAAAAGGCCGTGATGCGATTGGTTCGCTTGCGTTAAAAATCAGTAAGTCAAAAACACTTATTGAGAAATGCGGCAAAGAATTAGTAGCTGAACAAAAAGCCCAAATCAAAGTGATTGATGATGATCGAATCTCAATTGTTAAGAAGCTTGATTTATTGCGCAATGAGGTTTTGGCACCACGCGATGCTTGGGAACAAGCTGAGAAAGATCGTGTTGAAAAACATCAAGCAAATATTCGTGCAATTAAAAGCCTTCATGACGAGCGTACTCCTTATCAAGAGTCTATTGAAATTAAAAGTCGCATCTTAGAGCTTGAAGGTTTTGAAGTAGATACTTCATTTGAGGAATACGAGCAAGAGGCCAAACTAGCAAAACTTGAGACTTTAGACAAGTTACGCACTGCCCTTGTGGATCGTGAAAAATTCGAAGCTGAATCTGCCGAACTTGAACGCTTACGCAAAGCTGAGCAAGAGCGTTTACAACGAGAACATGAAGAACGCATTGCACATGAAGCTGCTGAAAAAGCCCGCCTTGAAGCTGAACGTAAAGCCAAAGAAGAAGCTGAACGTGTAGAGCGTGAAAAACAAGAAGCTATTGCAAAAGCAGAGCGTGAAAAACGTGAAGCCGCTGAACGTGAAGCTCGTTTAGTTGCTGAAAAAGAAGCTGCTGAATTACGTGCACAACATGCTGCCGAAGCAGAACGTAAACGTATTGAAGCTGAACAAGCTGCAAAGCTAGAGGCTGAGCGCAAAGCAGAAGAAGCGCGCCAAGCTAACCACGCACACCGTAAAAAAATCTGTAATGAGGCACTTAAAGGCTTATTGGCTTTGGGTATTGATGAAGCAAAAGGAAAAGAGATTTTGCAAGCAATCAATAAAGGCCTAGTTCCACATGTATCTATTAAGTTTTGAGGATTAAAAGATGAGTAATATTGTTTTGTCGCAAGTTAGCAAGATTGCATCAGCTTTTAATATGCAAGATGTTGATCCTGCTGAGTTAGCAAATACTCTTGTTAATACAGTATTTAAGAAAGCAACAAATGATGAATTTCTTTCTCTATTAATTGTTGCAAACCAGTACAAGCTAAATCCTTTTACAAAAGAAATCTATGCATTCCCTGCCAAAGGTGGCGGCATCACACCAGTTGTTGGTATTGATGGATGGGCACGCATTATTAATGACAATCCTGTATGTGATGGTATCCAGTTTGAACAAGATGAAGAGTCATGCACATGCAAGATTTTCCGAAAAGACCGTAACCACCCTACTGTTGTTACCGAGTATTTATCCGAGTGTCAGGGTAATTCAGAACCTTGGAAAAAATACCCAAAACGAATGCTACGTCATAAGGCTTTAATTCAATGTGCCCGTGTCGCCTTTGGCTTCTCAGGTATTTATGACGAAGACGAAGCTCGTCGTATTGATGATTGTCATATCCCTACCGTTCAGACCGTTAGTTCAGATCTTCCACAAGGTTATGAAGCTTATGAGCAGCAGCATTTAGATAACATGCGCGCTTTGGCAATGGAAGGCACAGAAGCTTTGCAAACTGGCTACGCTGAATTACCTCAAGGCGACTGCAAAAAATACTTCTGGACTAAGCATAGCGCTTCATTAAAAGAAGCAGCTCAACAAGCTGATCAACCACAAGGACAAGTGTATGAACATTCTCCAGCGTAGTGATGATTGGCATTCGGAACGCTGTGGCAAAGTCACAGCAAGCCGAGTTAAAGATTTAAATGCAAAGCCAAACAAAGGCAAAGCTTTAAATGCATTGGGTTTAACTATTCTAGCTGAGCGCCTAACTGGCGTTCAGAAAGAAATCTTCACTAACCAAGCTATGCAATGGGGAATCGATAACGAACCTCATGCAATCGCGGCTTATGAAAATGAAACGGGTAACTTTGTAGTTGGAACAGGTTTAATTGACCACCCTTTCATTGAAATGTTTGGAGCTTCGCCAGATGGACTTGTTAATGAAGATGGTCAAATCGAAGTTAAGTGCCCAGACACTACAACGCATTTGAATACCCTGCTGACCAAGCAAGTACCAGATGAGTACATCCCACAAATCACTAGTCAGTTAGCTTGTACCCGTCGTGAATGGTGTGACTTTGTGAGCTATGACCCACGTTTACCAGAAGAGTTACAGATCATCATTATTCGTGTCTATGCCAAAGACCTAGAGATTAAAGGCTTAGAAGAAAATGTACGCCAATTCAATAAACAAATTGATGAGGCAATTGAAGAATTAAAGGTGGCAGCATGAAACAAATCGAATTAAACACAATTAGCGGTACTTCTGACCAAATCGCTGAAGAGATTTTTAAGAAGATTATCGGCCCTATGGTTGATGAAATGAATAGCCAAGATAAAGACTCAGCAAAGGTTTTCACCTTCTCAGTAATGTGGCTTGGTATGGCTCTATATGCTGCTCAATTTGAACCGCACAATGCCAAGAAAACAATTCAATTTAGTGTTGATCAGTTCATGCAAACGTTCGACAAATTCAGCAAAAGACCGAGCTAAGGAGCGGCAGCATGACAGATTTGAATAATCCAGAAACTATCGAAATACATGGCTTAAGAACAATTACCAAGCTTTGTCATTTTGGTGCAGATAACAACATGGAAGGCTGTACTTTTACTGAAATTGTAGAGCGTCTATTTGCAGAGCTAGAAAAAGCCAAAGCTCAGGCGGTGCCAGAATGGATTTCAGTTGAAGACCGCATGCCTGAGTCATTACGAAATGTGCTTGTTTTGATAGATGCAAACCCCGTTAAGAACCAAAACCAAATGGTTGCTCATTTTATTCCTAAGTTCACTGAAGAGTATCACGGTGATAATGATTGGTATGACTATGACGAAGATCGCGGCTGCGGTTATGTCAAAGAAGGATGGTATGCAAATACGGCTTACATTGGTGATGAGTATTCTAGTTATTTTATTGAGGAAAAAGTAACTCATTGGAAGCCACTAAAAGAAGCAAGCGAATCGGGAGCTGAGGGATGAATGCAAAAATTTTAGATCCATGCTGCGGTTCAAAGATGATGTGGTTTGATCGTCAAAATCCAAATGT